GACTTACTTATAGATTTAACGAAAATACATTAATGCAAATAAAAAAGAGGTAAAATATATATATGGCTTGTAATCATGTATACGAATATGTCAATGCAGAAATTTGTCCATTATGCGGACGGTACACACATGAACCCAATTACGAATTACAAAACAAATTACATAGACAGTGGATTGCAGAAGGTAAAAATAAACACCTTATATGTCCACTCGGTGGATCAATTATAGGAGCATGGGATATATGAAATACGCTATTGGAATAATGATTATAATTTTTATAATATTAAATTACTTTGCATGGTTACAAGGGAGGGCATATTAATGAGCGAGTCAGAAAAAATACCTGATACAGACAATATGGGTAGAGAAAAATTTTGGGAAGATCTAGGAAGACCAGAAAATGATGGTTTGGCTTTAAAACTTTTTAAAGAACAAGGTTGCGACAATTGTAGTTGTAAAGCAAATGTCGGTCCTTGGGATGATTAATTTTCGTAAAAAATTCTATCTCGCCAATACTTTTCAGTTGCTTGACGCATTTTAGCAATCTCTTCATACTTAGATTCTGTAGAATCATTTAAATCTTCAATGTCGCAATTCATTAAATATGACTTAAGATCATCTTGCATTTATTGTATTCTCCTGTGTATAGTACTTCTCATATCCTTTAGCGAGTAAAGAATCTTTATACTTTAAAGCAGTATCTGTAGCCTTCTGATCCATAATTCTTCTATCTTCATCTGTAAGTTCTGTTGTGTCTGACAAAGAGTGTGTTTGTGCTAACAAGATATCGTAATGATCTCCTGGAGCAAATTCTTTATCTGGTCTCCAGTGAGGCTGATGTGTTCCTGTAAACCATACTGAGTTATTCTTACCCATTTCAAACTTTTCATCTTCTACATAAAAATCCCATTGTAGTGTCGCATCAAGTTCGACGGTACCATAAAGGCCCATCTTCTTTTCTGACTTATCACAATGAGGCATAAGCATAGGAGTATCATCACTCTCTAGAGTATATCTAGCAAACAAAAATCCTACTTCTGCTGGATCACCAATTAACTCAGTTGCTAATGCTTTTAACTTCTCTTTAACTATTGGAGCAAATCCTTCGGGGGAATCTATAATAATAAAACCATTGCATAACTTTGTCATATATGCATATTTGTCATTATGGTCTTTAACTCCTTTTTCCATGATGCTATTTACTTGCTCATAGATAGCAGCATACTCTTCTGGAGTAAAGACATTATTAAGTTGAACTGGCTTTATCGGATTTGGCATATTTATATTATCTCACACTTTTAGAAAAAGTTGGCTATAAACCCATTGGCTGCTAAAGCATCATATAGTAGACCATTAACATATCTGAGATTTTCTTTTTGAGACTCAATCCATTGCTCTACTTGCTCAGAGGTCATGCCATTTTGACCAGCCATAGATCTATTCATATTTTCTACAGTATCGCACATTATCTGTACTGCTCTATCTTTATTATTCATTTCACCATTTTCCTATCGGACATTTCGCTTGTTTTAAAGTTGTCTTTAATTTCATAAAACAACCACACTTCTTACATTTTACCATACGACGATTGAACCATTCACAGCCATTACATATTTTGAGGCGGGACTCAATTAACTCCATATCACTTCTTGGCTGAGAAGGATCAAACAAATCACTAAACTTAACATCATCTGTCACCATTCCATCATATCATAATACGTAATAGAATACTCTCCACCAAATACTTCAGCATATGAGAAAATATCACACATATATTTCTTCATAGTGGTCAAACCAACTTTATCGGTTTTATATTTATATCCCCTATTGAGGATATCGTGGGATATCTTCTCTTGGACAAATGCTTCATTAAGGGTTTGTATATACCGATCTTTGCCATATCGCTTTGACGTAAAAGATTGGTTTGGATATTGAATTCGTATACCCTCGTCAATTTGCTTGGCATCTTCGGTTTCATAAATAACATACTCCACTGCAGGACAAACCATCCTATCAGACCATGTTCGCATGTTATCGCTGTAATTATCCATATTGCGTAGAGTAGAGTCAGCGTATGCCATGCGTATCATATCTGTCGCCGATGTTTTAATTCCTGTTGCGAACGCAATTAAATAAGCGGTTGCGAATGGAAACTTGTCGCTGTACTTAGTTATGCCGAAATGAATATTGGGGTTAAAACTTTTCGACGACATATTGTCATTTTGCAAACGCATATGATTGCCGATTGAAACATAATCTGGGTGATTCATATCGCAGTCAACAAACAAACAATCTCTGGGACTAATTCCATCCGAAAGACAAAGAATATTCTTGTCATACGTGCCAACAACTTTTGCTCCGTTGTAACGATTTAATAACTGCGCCGAAACGAAACCATCCATATCTGGGGAAATTATTAAATTTGTAGAATGTTCAATCGTTTGCAGTATACTTGATTTCATTTTTTAAAAACTCCGTTTATAATATATTCGTTATGTTCGCCACACAAGGAATCGCTCTAGTAATTGAAATAATTATAGGCATTGCTACCATTGTAGCATTTGCTGCTGGTTCAATCAAGTGGTTAACAAAACATTATTTTGACGAAATAAAAGCAGAGTTAAAACCAAATTCTGGATCATCTATTAAAGATCAAGTTACTCGTTTAGAAGAAAAATCAAAAGACGCTGAAGAAGACAGAAAAGAAATACATCGTAAATTAGATAAAATGTACGATATGCTTTTGGAACACGTATCTAACCATAGTAAGTAATATATAATATATAAAGAATTTATCTCTGAGGGAAAGTCCCCCCCTCCCCCCATAGATTTTTTATTACATCTAATGGTGGAGAGGGATTTTACATCTCTAGTGCAAAGTCCCCACAAACCCTATAAACACTATACCACAAACTTTTTTCAATGTAATTACATATGTCCGTTTTATCCTTTATGATATACTTTTAATTGCTTGCCCCTTTGATCCGTCTCTCATACCCACCGATCTTGGGGCAAGTCTATATTTCGTGGTATAATCTTTCTATTATGGCAAATCTCTGTGCTCCCGAAAAATTTGGTGCTGATCCAGCAAATGTCCAATGGCGAGTCGTACGTGGAGATACCGCAACATTACGAGTAGAATTTTATGAAGATGACGAAGTTACTTACTATGATACTGAGGGATGGATTTATAGAGCAACAGCATATGATCAGTCTGGAGATTTATTAGATGCCCTCGATTGCGTCTCAGAACCTGGTTATGTTGATATTACTGCTTATCCCTCAGTAACTAAAAATTGGGGATTGAAGTATGCAGCAAATGTTGCAGAACTTCCTTTTGATTTACAAGTTATTATTCCAAACGAAATTGAAGACACAGTGTGGACTCCAGTTATCGGAACTATTTATGTATTAGGTGATGTTACACCAGGAGGTACTTTATAATGGCAGTAATTAAGATTGTTCCTATGCCAGGCGCAGAAGGACAGCAGGGTGAAGCAGGGGCAGTAGGCCCACAAGGTCCTCAAGGAGAAACAGGTGCAACAGGTCCAGCAGGTGCCGATGCCGTATGGTATTACAATGGAGAGTATAATCCAGGTGCATCATATGTAATTGGAGATGTTGTAACATATGACGGACAACTTTGGTACCGTAAGAATGCAAATGGCGGAAATGTTGGAGATACCCCATCAGAAGGTTTGTTTTGGGATTTGCTTGCAGCAAAAGGTGCAGATGGAGAGCCAGGACTTAATGGCTTAGAAGGTCCACAAGGACCACAAGGCGAACAAGGAATTCAAGGTGAACCAGGACCACAAGGACCTGCGGGAAGTTTTAATTATGAAGAAGGCGCAGTTCCACCAACACATCACGGATCCGTTGGGGATTTAAAAAATGATATTAGATATGACGGAACTCACTTATATATTTGCATAGAAGATTATACAGATGGAATTGCTATTATCTGGAAACGAATAAACTGGGCAAGCGGTAACTGGTAGGAATTAAACATGGCAATGTCAAAGTCCATGGATTTCCCTTCAAGCAAAAAATCAAGTTATGCTGCACAAGTTGTAGAA